TTCAAATTCTGATCGACGCCGTGACGCAATGGGGCGAGAAGTACACGACCCGCGACTTCCGGGCGAAGACCTGGGAGCTGTTTATCGATGTTTTCGCCGTCCGGATATCACTTCGCCGGTCACCGGTGGAAACGATTGATATCATTACGAGGCTCGTATCGGACGTAGCAACAACAGTCCCGAATACCGTGTATTATCTGAAGAAAGGAACGCAGTTTTCCGAAGTTCTTCTCAATGATGGCCAAGACTGGCCGTCCGATGTTGATGAGCGGGAACAGGCAATCGAGATTGAGTTCTCGACCGTCGCTTTCGGCTGCTTGGATTCAATTAAAAACGCCATTTTGCTACACTTGGCTCATGTCTATACGAACCGGGGAGACTGTGGTTTCGAAGGAGACGCAGTAACCAAGGCGGCTGCTCAATCAGGGGCAACCATCATTTACGATCAAATACGCATTTCGAGGGTTTAATCATGTCCGACAACAGCAGCGTTAACAACAGATTTGAACAGCCGGGCGGCGGACGTGACAACAAGTTCATCGTTGGCGGCTCAATGCAGACCGAAACGGCTCAGAACCTCAAGACCAAGACGGTCACTGTTCCGATCGGCGACATCTCCACGGCGGGTAGCGTCTGGGTGGTTCCGGGCTTTGCCGGTACGATCAAAAAGATCGGTACCGTGATTGATACGACTATCACCACAGCGAATGCTGGGCTGACCTTTGAGATTGGCGGGACTGCAGTCACCGGCGCGGATATCACTATTGCGTTTACCGGATCTCTTCCCGGCACCGTGGATCAGTCTGCCCCGACCGCGCTGAACGTCATTACGGCATCTGAAGCGATTGAGATTGTGAAGGATGGCCTCAGTACAGTCGCGTCTAACGGCGTTGTGACCTTCGAAATTGAACCCAGCTAATCGATAGCTGCTAACAAGCTTTCTTGTTGGCAGCATGTTTTCGGAGACAGGTAAATGACTGACACCGTTTTTATAGATATAGACACTGTATCCTGGACGGCGGTTACCACCACCACCGGCGGGTTTATCTCAAACACTTCTGATGAAGATATTCTGTTTGTTGAGGCGGCAACGGCCCCAGCCGCCAGCGAGATTCGCGGAAACACTTTGCGGCCAAAAGATCGCTTCACGTATACCCTTGGCGCCGGACAAGAGCTTTATGCTCGCAGCGCACGCAAAGACGCAGTGATAACAAACACTCCTGCATAAAGGAACGCCCCAATGCGAATCATTCTTCTCGTTTTTGTCCTACTGGCCAGCTTTACTGTCCATGCGGACACGGTTCGAACCGCAATCAACAACACAGACTGGGTCGAGGTTCAGCAAGGGACCGCCGGGGTCATTACAAACAACTCTCCGCAGGATATTGTCCTTCGGCACACTTCGATAAAGCCGGACGCATCGGTCACTTCGGGTCACGAGATCCACCCGAGCGAAGACTTACAATACACTTTGCAGACAGGCGAGAAGATCTTCGCCCGCTCAAGGAGGATGGCGAAGGCTTATGTAGCTGTCACAGAAAATGCTTTCGTCCCAGGATTCGATAGCCGGGTTAGCATTGAGTTTTTAAAGTCGTTCGAAACGAGCGACCGGGGAGTTACCGCCCTCGGGGTGTTCGTTCAGGACCAGACCAGCCAATCCATCGACGTATTCTTCACGGACGATAAAGGCGCCGTAACGACGGCAACAGTGGCTACGCAGGGCGGACACGACGTAGATTTAGAGCCGGGTCACGGGGCAGTAATCGGCGATGTCATCGAGTCTCGCACAGTTGAAAACTTTGTGCAGGCTGAAATTATTAACGTTGTAGGCGATACAATTACAGTCTCAACGCCATGGAGTCGAACTTTTCCGATCGGTACGACTGTAGGGCTAGGGTCTCCGCTACTTAGCGTACTAGGTAGCCTAGCGAGCCCTGTTATCTTTAATATCGACCCTTCAGCGGTTCAAGAGATAGACATAACGCGGATCATTTTAAACTTCATCGATAACTCTTCGATGGACTTCACAACTTTCGGAAGCCTTACCGAGCTGCCGAACGGAGTAACACTTCGTTATCTGCAGGCGGACGGGACATTCATTAACCTATTTAATTTCAGATCAAACGGGGAGCTAATTGAGCGCTCATTCGATCACAATTTTCAAAGCAAAATCGGGGGAGGTAGCTTCGGATTTGTGGCGCGTAGCACTTGGGCCGGGAAGGATAAGCGTGGCGTCACGATCCGAATCGACGGGGCTCTCGCAGAAGAATTGCAACTTGTTGTGCAGGACGACCTTACCACCCTGTCTAAACTCCGGGTCGTAGCGCAAGGACACCTCGTTCAATAGGAGCGCGAGCAGTGCCTAGATGTCAGAAAATCAGAAGGAGTAAGCGTCAAGTCTGTGTCGGTGATCTCGACACCGAGATCATTCTGCAGGACCGCGCTATCCAGGGGGTCACGACCGCTGACGTTAACTTCGACGAGACATTCACGCCCACCGCAACTGTGTGGGCCATGATTGAGACCGTCGCCGGCGCCACGGTATTTGATTCTACGAATACCGAAGTCGCGCTAACCCATCGCATTTATATCCGGTTTGACGCTACCGTAACAGCCGAGACTTGGGTCGAGATCTACAGCGATAAATATGATATCGTGACAGTTGAGAACCTGGACCGTCGCAGTGAGTTTATGCGTTTGAACTGCGTTATCCGGGGGCCGGAATCCAGCAAGGTGAACCTGTCATGAGCTTTAGCCTTAAGGTAGATCGGAAAAATCGGCGGATCGAAACCCAGATCAAGAATACTCCACACCTGACGCGGCGAGGGATTAGGGCGGCTTTTTTCCGCCTGGGTAACGACCTAGTTGAAGAGGCTCGCAAGTCGATACTTCAGGGGCCAAAGACAGGTAAGATCCGTCGGATTAAAAGGAAGCGACACCAGTCGTCGGCGCCCGGGGAAGCCCCGGCCAACCTGTCCGGCCTGTTGAAGCGCAGCATCGCATATCAACAGCGTGGTGGGGATCAAATGGTATTCGGCGCCCGTACAGATTACGCGCCGTTCCTTGAGCTCCCGGACGTATTAAACCGGCCTTTCTTAATCACCTCAATCGATAAGAATAAGCGGAACGCCCGGGACCATTTCGAGCGCGAAATTGAATCCGAACTGAAGCGGGGTGTTGGTCGATGAAAGCCGCCGACATAATCTCCCAGCTTTTAGCTGTACTCCCGAAAGTAACGCCGCTGTTCTCAAAGTCGGTTGCTATTTCATCTCTGACACGCTCCGGCACCACGGTGACCGCAACAACCGCGACCCCTCACGGCAGGAGTACCGGCGACTTCGTTACCGTATCCGGAGCGACCACGCCTAACCCGATCACAAGCTTGACCCGGATCGGCAGTATCGCCACAGGGGTAACTACTGATAACCATGACCTGACGGAAGGGTTTCAGACTACTGTCGAGGTTACGGACACGACCGAAACCGAATATAACGGGGCCGCCTTGACGCTCCTGCCTGCTGACAACCGGAAGACTTTCACCTATACGGTACCCGGAACGCCAACCACTCCCGCCACCGGCAGCCCGACACTTCAGGAGAACAAGCGGGCCGGCTATAACGGGCGGTTCGGGATCACGGTCGCCGGGGCGAGTACGTTTACCTATGAGATCACAACAACGCCCCGGTCCCCTGCCGGCGGAACGCCCCTGGCTCATACTGAGTTAAGGGTATCCGGCGCCGTAACGATCGAGCGGGCGCTCGAGGCCTACACGAAGCAGCTCACGAATGAAGCTTGGGCCTTCGTGGTTTTGGATGACACAGAGATAAACCGTGACAGGTCACTCTTGAACGATGCGTCGGTCGCTTTAGAAAGAAGCGGCGGCTCTCTTCGTATCCGTGAGATACCAAGCTTCTCGATCTACACGGTTGATCCGGCCACAAGTTCAATTGCAGGTTTAGAGCAACGGGACCAAGCAGAAGACATTAAAATCGCCTTGTATAAAGCTATCGTAGGGACCGTTCTTCCAAGCGACTTAACGACAGAGCAGAACTTTATC